AGTTCCAATCTTCTCACTATCATATCCCTTAACATATGCCTTTCCTGCAGACACCTTAACTGCCATTAGGTCATCAGTTGGAGTATTTCCTTGTTCTGTTACTTCAGTTGCCCTAAAGACACCCTCATTAGCAACACCATCATTTAATGAATTAGCAACTTCTACTTCAAATGGATCTACTGAATAACTTCCAGACTCATCGAAAGTTCTTTGAGCAAAGTAGTCCTTAATTATCGAATATTGTGATTTATTTTGTAATTTCTTAAGTTCTCCATCATCCAATCTAACTAATTCTACAAAACTAGTATCATTTTGATCAGATAGACTCTTTTTAATTAAAGTGGTTGAAATCTTAAACCTATCAGCACCTGGTGCAGCAAAGTTTGAAAACCCTCTAGCATTATCATATAATTGGGAGTCTTCCTTAGCAGTAACAATATCTTCTTGTATATTCAGACCAACTCTATAAGA